CTTCCATCTTTATTTATTTTTCCACCCATATTTTTTACGATAGGATTTTTAAAATCTTTTTGAAAAAACTCAACTAATGTATTAACTACCTCTGTAGGTGCATCATCACTATCTAAAGCATCTAATGTTTTGTTAAAATATTTTCTACTTAGTTTTTGTGCAGCATCAGCATCCAGTTGGTCAGTAGCTAAATTAAGTAATCTTGTCATCTGAACTAATGAACCATCTACATCTCCAGTTACCATTCTGGCTCCGTATGTTTTGTCCATCATTTTTGTTAAACGATTTGTTTTTTTTCCTATGGTTGGAAGCATATTGTTTGTTAATTGTTTATTAACTAAGTAATCATCTACATAATCAGTTAGCTGCTTATTAATATCATCATATGTAGCTTTTGGATTTTTTTGTTTTAGTTTCCTAAGTCCTAACAAAAACTCTTGGTCTTTAATTTGTTCACCACTTTGTTTAATAATTACATTGCCATCTTCAGCATTTTCCCATAAGAATTTTTTAAATACTAATCCTTCATCTCCAGCTAAGAATGCTTGTGATGTAGGTCCGTGTATAGTTTTTCTAGCAGCATTAATCAATCCACTAGATTCAAATTTTTTCATATCTTGTAAAGAAGTAAATGTTTTACCTAGTTTACCTACTTTAGATAAACCAAATGTTGCTAAAGCTATAGGGTCAGCAAATATTTGTGCAGCTAAGTCAATAGCACCAGTCATAAAACTATACGCTTTAGTACCTGGCTCTATAACTTCATCAAATGGTTTAAACAACCAACGACCAATAGTTACTGTTGGAGCAACACCTGCTGCTTCAAACTTAGCTCTTCTTTCACCTTGGAACTGTACTCCTGTTTCAGCTTTTAGTCTTTGCTCTTCGTATATCTGTGGAGCTAAAACATTATCTAAAACGAACTGTCTTGCATCTGTAGGACTAACACCTGATTCAACTAGATTTTTATACTCATCAGTTGTTGTTGGGTCAGTGCTTCCTAAAAATAAACCATCTCCTAAATCACCTTTACCTGTAATACCAGCTTTAAACAACTCTGTTTCAGAAGCTGCTTTTGCTTCATCTGGTGTCATACCCTGCTGTCTAGCTTCTAAGTATCTTACTTTTTCTGGTAATCCTTCTTCCCAAGCTGATTGAAAACCAAGAAACAGTCCTCTTAAACCTGCTTTACCTTTTTCTTTAGCAAACTTACCAGCAGTTTTAACAGCACCATATCCTTCTTCTTCTTTAAGAATTGAATCTTGTATTACAATTTGTTGTAGTCTTGGGTCATCAGGTGATATGTTTAAACGAGCAGCACCTACAACTGCACCTGCAGGAAGTGTTGGGTATTTATTTGCTATAGAAGCAGCTTGTTTAGCCATTTCTTCATTTATAGTTGAAGGTGTATTTCTTTTGTCTTGTTCTTTTCTTGCTATATCATCATCTGCAATATCGCCATCAAATATTGAAAATGACATACTAACTCAATAATCTGGCTAAGTCTGGGTCACCTGTTAGGTCATACATTTCTTGTACTAATTCTCTTGTACTTCTCATATTGTTAGGTACACCTAATCCTGTTCGTACATTTTCATTCTTTCTATTAGTACCAGCAAAGACATCTAAATCTAATTGTTTTTGTACAGTAGGGTCAAGTGGTATTTGTTGTGGAGCTACAGTATCTGTAACAATTTCATTACTAACTGTAGGTGATTCATCTAAAAATTTTTGCATCTCTACTTTTTCTCCATAACCCATCTTGCTATTGTCTACAAAGTTTCTACCTGCTGGAGGTACATTTAATGCTGTTTTTGTTACTTTAGGTGCTCTACTCATTCTTCCTCTTCCTCTTCAAAAAAAGCAAATGTTGAACTTATAATCATATAACCAAATGGAAATACCATTGGTGGCATTTGGTCTGTGTAGATTGTAGGTTCAGTTAATCTTTTTTCTAATAATATATCATTACCAATTTCATCTACATCATCTAAACAAAAATTGACTATGTCAACAAATTCATTATTAATATCTTTCATTGTCCTAAACCTTGTAGTAGTTGTCCTATACCAGGTGGAGCACCTTGTGGTGGCAAGGCAGCTCCTTCTGGTAATCCTTGTATCAGACTTTGTTCTGCTTCAGGAATTTCTGGTTCCTCTGCAGTAAAGAATTTATCTAATATATTTTGCATATCACCTGGATTTTTTCTTATTTGTACAACTGTCATTGTTGCTTTAGGGTCGCCCTGTTGGGCTTGTGATAACAGTGTTTCAAATAATATTTTGTCCGCTTTTTCTTTTGTAATTCTTTCATTGACTCTAACAATATTATCAAGTCCATCTAAGTTTTCTTGTAATGTTTGACTATCAATAATTCCTGCATTAAGTAATTGCAGTCCTGTAACTATTTTCTGTGGTTCATCATATCCAGCCATAGCTCCGTACACTCTTCGTGTTTGGAAAGAACTAATGTCTTTAGCTGGGTCATAGTTTTCTGAATAAAAAGTATTGTCCATATAACCAGATAGTGATTTATTAGTACCACCATACATTTTTTTATCCCACTCTAATCTTTTAGAGTCAATCATTTCTATAGAGTCAGCCATAACAGTATGGTACTCTCTAATCATAAGTGACATAGATGCTCCTAATTCTTCAAGTCCTCTACCAGTAGCAAAGCTAAGTGGTGACTGCGAATCATCTTGCGAAGGATATGAACCACCAACACGAAGTTGTCGTTCTATTCTATCTATCTGTTGAAAAATCTGATAAGGAACATTAGATGCTGGTTTAGAAACCTGTGTACCTGGAGCTAAATAGTTAACAGCAAATCTACCTTTACGATATTGTCCTGATTCTATTTCTCCTGATATGTTTGTTTCTGTAAACACTGCATCTTCCATTGCTATTATTGACATCACATTAATCTTTGCCATAGAAGCCATAAGTCCTATGATTTGGTCATACTGTCCTTGCATTCTGTCAAAGCTAAATTTCTTAGCAATAACAAATGCTGGTCCACTATCTAGTGGATTTGGTATGAAGTCAAGAATAGTTGCAGAGGTCATATGGAAAATATAAGTTCCCTCTAAGTTATAGTACTCTGCTATTAGGTCGCCATCACCATTACTGTTAGCCCAAGAGCCATTGTACTGGTCTGTATATGCAGAAGCGTAGGCATTACCTACACCTAAGAAATCTGTGTTGTAAGCATCTTTATTTAATATTTCATTTGCATATTTAGGATATGTTCTAGCTAGAGCTTCTTTAGGAACTCTTCTAACAATAGCCATATCTTTAGGTTGTTGGTCTGCACCGAAGTAACCTGGGAAACAGTTGTAAGGGTCACGAAGTTCAGCTATAGGATAAGATACACCATTAGCATCTCTTTTCTCTCTAATAACCCAAACAGCAAAACCATAGCCAGGTAGCCATCTACCTACTTGTGGCATTTGTAAATCTAATTTCTGTACATCATCATAAGCATTAACAATTCTGCCAATCTTTTCAGCTTTCTGTCTTGCTCTATCGCTATCCTTACCATTAGGTACATCTACTTTTAAGTTAGGAATACGACCAATTTTTTGTGATAAATGCTCTAGTCCTGACATCATAAGGTTTGGTACAGGTACTTGCCAGTCTTGGAAACCTTTGAGGTTGTCACCTAGTAAAGCCTGAATACCATCAGGTCCACCATTCATAATTGCACGAATACGACCACGAGTAGAGTATGCACTTTGGTTATCAAAATGTAACTGTGTTATAGCGTGTTGTATTTGTTCAGGTGTCATTACCAAGGACTCTCATTCATATCGCTTATATTCCATTCTCCAAAACTAGGTTCATAATCTAATCCTACCTCAGCCAAGCGTTCTTTGCCTAACCTTCTAATAACTTTTAAAGGAAACCAAGATGCCATTACAACATCTGATTTGTAACTTTTATTACCTTTAGCTTTATTAGCAGCTGAAGAAAAATAAATTAGTTGTCTACGATATATATTACTCTTAACTTCGCTATTTGGGTCACCATAAGGCAAATTAATCAAGCCTTCTTTAAACAACTGTGCCATTGAACCTACACCAAATATTGGGTCAAACTTGTTTCTCTGGGTCTGATGTCCTTCTGTATAGATACCAAATCTTGCACAGAGGTCTTTAATCTTCTCATCTTGTCGTATTGCTTTTTGAAATCCGTTCTCTTCTATAACCCAGTGAGCACAATTATATTTTTCATACCATCTCTGTATAGACTCTCTAGCTTGTATAATTCCTCCACCTTCTTCGTTTTCTATATCTACTAAGTACAACTGACCTGTTTCTGGATTAGCAGCCCATAACACACAGGCTTGAAATCCAGTAGAAGCTGGGTCAAGTCCTGCAATCAAATGCGTACCAGCTGGTATGTGACCTATAAGTCTATTAACATCTCTACAATTATCTATATCCTCAGAGTTAAACATAGTAATACCATCAACAAATGCTTTGTTAAGGTACACCATTTCAAAAATAGCTTTACCACCTGTAGTTTCAGCTGCAGTCTTTCTTGACCTTAACCATTTGTAAGTTCGTTTAGTTTTCCACAACATACAATCAGTATGTACTTCTATTTCGTTTTCTGGCAATATACATTCTGCACTATGTGCTTCTTCTACAATCGTGGTCATCTCTGGGTTCTCTAACAAAAAGTTATATAAATCTTCTGGATGTTGCCTAGAGCCAATGACAACTACAGCAGTATGTTCCTCTTTCCTGGAAGATAATGTTGTAGTCCACCATTGCCTAGTCTGTTCTCTAGCACTAGGTTGTATTGTTGTTCCGTGGTCCTCAATGTCATCAGCAATAATT